TACAGCTTCTGACCTATCAGAAACATCTATGGAGCAATCATTAATTGATATCGCTGCATTTGTTGACGAAAGAGGTCTTAAAGTTGCGTTACAAGGTGTTAAATTAATCATTCCTAAAGAACTTCAGTTCACAGCGGAAAGAATATTGAAAACACCTCAGCGTGTCGGTACATCAGATAATGATATCAACGCTATGGCTTCAATGGGTATGATCCCACAAGGCTACAGAGTTAATCATTATTTAACTGATACAGATGCTTTCTTCATTATGACTGATGCACCTAATGGACTTAAACAGTTTGTTAGAGCACCAATCAAAACTGCTATGGAAGGTGACTTCGATACAGGTAATGTAAGATTCAAAGCAAGAGAAAGATACTCATTTGGATTCTCGGATCCAAGAGGAATCTTTGGCTCTCCAGGGGCTGCGTAAGTAGTAATTTGGAGGACGAAAAGGGGACTTTCGGGTCCCCTTTTTTTTGGTTATAATAAACTGACTATACAAAAACTTGAATACAGACGTGTATAGACGACGACCTAAAGACTGTATTCTTATATTTAGGAGATAATTATGGCTAATTCAACATTTTCAGGACCACTAAGGTCGGAAAGCACAATAAAAACTATCAGTAAAAACTCAACAACTGGAGCTATAACAGAGGTAACAACTCTTGGTGGTGCACCAGTTAGTTTGTCTGATGGAAATGTAACTTTAACAAATGCAACTCATAGTGGTAGAGTATTACTTGTACCTGATGGAGGACAAGATAATACATATACACTACCTGCACCAATAGCTGGATCTATGTTTAGATTTGTTTACGCTGGTGGAGCCGCTGATGCAACAGATGCTTTAATCGTTACACCGGGTAATACAAACTTTTACATTGGTGGAGTAACATTTTTAGACACTGATGGAAATGAAGTAAGTTCAGTATTTTCAGACGGCAACTCAAACAGCAGTATTCAACTGAATGTTCCTGCTGGTTTTGACGTTATCGTAATGGGTATAGATACAACTAATTACCAAATTTTTGGAAATGTTACATCAACAACTGCACCAGCGTTTGCTGATCAGTAAGATAATAATTAGTGGGGCTACGGCCCCACAGTTTCTTGATTAAGGAGGGAAACCATGGCAGATACAGTAACAGGACCTACAATCTTGCAAGAAAATGACAAGAGAGTAGTTATTAAAATCGTAAATGAATCCGATGGCACAGGCGGTACAACAGTTTTTGCTGATGTATCAGCTCTTGCAGCAAACTCAAACGGACAGTCAGTCACTACAGTAAGTCCACAAAGAATATGGTGGTCATGTGCTAATGGTGATGGTGGCGACTCATTTGCAAGATTAGACTTTGAAGACTCAGATGGTGATATACCGATCGTAACATTGGTAGATTCAGGTTATTGGGACTTTAGAGAATTTGGTGGTATTCCAGCTAACACTTCATCTAATTCTAACCAAAGTGATGTAAACTTTGTGGTGCCGGGTGCAGCTGATTCAGGTAATACTTATACAGTCATTGCAGAGTTCATTAAAAACTACGATTGATTATGGATATAACAGTTGAACAGTACACGAATGATTTAGTAGGTTTCAAAAAAGGCGGTATGCCTGCCCGTAATAAACGAAATTATAGATCAACAAAATCTGGTGCAGGTATGACACAAGCTGGTGTTAAAGCTTATCGTCGTATGAATCCTGGGAGTAAATTAAAAACTGCTGTAACAGGTGATGTGAAGAAAGGTAGCAAAGCAGCAAAAAGACGCAAGTCTTATTGTTCAAGAAGTGCTGGTCAAGCTAAAATGCACAATATTAATTGCCGTAAAACGCCTAATAAGCGTATATGTCAGGCAAGGAGAAGATGGAAATGTTAACAAAACCTTATAAAGCTGTGAACAAGTTGTGGACTAAGTATAAAGATAGTTGGACTTGTGAAAGTTGTAAAATTAGAGATCTTGTAATTATTTTATTAGTTTTTTTAATTATTGTTTTATGAAGCTAACTGATAATTTTACTTTAGCCGAACTTACTAAGTCACAGACAGCTGAAAGATGTGGTATAGATAATAATCCCGACAAGGAACACATTGAAAACTTACAAAGGCTTTGTAATAATATTTTACAGCCTGTAAGAGATTACTTTCAGAAACCTGTGACTATAAGTTCTGGTTATAGATCTCCAGAATTAAGTCAAAAAATTGGTTCTTCTTCAAGATCACAACATTGCAAAGGTGAAGCTGCAGATTTTGAAGTGCCTGGTGTTTCTAATAAAGAATTAGCTGATTTTATTAATGAAAATTTAGATTATGACCAAGTAATTCTTGAATTTCATAATCCCGATGAAATAAATTCTGGTTGGGTTCACGCATCGTATGTGGGTGAAGGTAATAGAAGTGAATATTTATTAGCCGAAAAAGATGAAAATGGCAAAGTGAGGTACAGTAGATGCCTATAACAAGAGCTCAAATGACACAACAAATATCTAAACCTCCTTCTAAAAAAAAGAAAAAAAAGAAGAAAAAGAAGAAAAAAACAAGGTATAGATAGCTCATTGATAAACTGTTAAAATTTAAGTATAGGAGGATTTATGGCTAAGAAAAAAGGACAAAAGTTATGCCCACGAGGTAAAGCTGCGGCTAAAGCTAAATTTGATGTGTACCCAAGTGCGTACGCTAATGCTTATGCTAGTAAAGTATGTGCAGGTAAAGTTAAAGGTCCTGGTGGTAAAAAGCGAAAGGATTTTAGAGGTCCAAAACCAGCAAAAGAGGGTACCTTTGTTGAAGCAGGTGATACATCTGGATCAGCAATTAGTGTTGATATTGACGGCATGACTATGAGTAATCCATCTACTGCTGCTTACTACAAAGATTTAATGTAATGAGTTTAAAAAAGTGGTTTAGTGAAAATTGGGTTGATATTGGTTCTCCAAAAAAAGGTGGAGGATATAAGAAGTGTGGGCGTAAAAGTGCAAAAGGCTCAAAACGTAAGTATCCAAAATGTGTTCCAGCATCAAAAGCTGCCAAGATGTCAGACTCACAAAAACGATCTGCGGTTAAGCGTAAAAGACAGGCTGGTAATGTTGGACCGAAACCAACTAATGTTAGAACGATTGATAAAAAGTATTACGGTGGATTAATAGATATATAGGAGATTATTATGGCAAGTAAAAAAACATACAAGAGTGATGCTGGGTTTAATTTTGATACATTTTCATCGAAAGGTGGCAATATTGGCAACATAGATATGTCAGATTTTAACAGAATCAGAAAAAGCGATATCATGGGTAAAAATAATATTGGTAAAAAAATGTCACCTTCTTTTTCACGTTATAAAACAAAAATGAAAAATGAAAAAGAAGATGGTTTGTTATCAAAAATTTACAAAGCTTTATCTACTAAAAGCACACCTTATGACCCAACTGTTGCAGGTTTAGGTGGATCTAGATTTGCACAAAGAAATAGTGGTGGTTTGATGGGTAATCAAAAAAAACTTGATTTAAACAACAATGGTAGAATTGATAGTGGTGATTTTAAACTTCTTAAAAAGAAGAAAAAGAAAAAGTCTTAATAGGAGGCTAGATGGCAACTTCAGGTACAACAGCATTTGATCTAGACATAGATGATATCATCCAAGAAGCGTATGAGCGTTGTGCTATAAGAACAAATAGTGGTAATGATTTAAAGTCAGCCCGTAGAAGTTTAAATATTTTATTCTCTGAGTGGTCAAACCGTGGTATTCATTTGTGGAAAGTTGCACTAAATACACAAGCTTTAACATCTGGCACAGCAACTTATGATGCTCCAGCTGCTACAAGTGATGTATTAGAAGCTTATATAAGCACTTCAAGCGGAACAACTTCATCAACTAATGATGTTTCACTTACAAAAATATCAAGAAGTGATTATGCCAGTAAGCCTAATAAAGGAGCTACAGGTCAGCCATCAGAGTATTATGTGGACAGACAAACAACACCAACTATTACTTTGTACCAAACACCAGATGCTAGTACCTACACACATTTAAAATTTTATTGTGTTAAACGAATTGAAGATGCGGGAGCATATACTAATCAAAGCGATGTCGCCTTTAGGTTTATACCTTGTATGGTAGCAGGTCTTGCTTATTATTTAGCTATGAAAGTTAATCCACAGTTAGTTCAACAGAATAAAATGATTTATGAAGATGAATTACAAAGAGCTTTGTCCGAAGATGGTCAAAGAACTTCGGTTTATATAACACCGCAAAGTTATTTTCCATCAGGGAGTTAATTATGGCAGTGCAGTTTATAGGTCCAGCAGCTTTATACTTTGCTAGAAAAGGAGTAAAGGGTTATATAAAATATAGAAATGCTTTAAAAGCAAATAAAAAATTAGTTAATAAACAAAAAAAAGGTAAAGAATTATCAGGTAAAGATTATGATGATTTTCAATCAAATAAAAATATTTACACTAACCCTGATAAACACACTTTAAAAACAGAAAAAAAATATTTAGGTAAAAAAGTTAACAAAGGATATATTTCAAAAAAAACTGATTTAATACCAAAAAAACGAAATGGTGGTAGTATTAAAGTTAAATGTAAACTAGGTCGTAATAGACCTACGAAACTTTTGTAGAGGAATAAATGGCATACGCTAAAGGCAAATACGCAAAAGCAATATCTGACAGATCAGGCATGGAGTTTCCATATACTGAAATGGTCAAGGAGTGGAATGGGTCATTTGTACACAGATCAGAGTATGAATCAAAACATCCACAAATCAGGCGTAGACAACATCAGTCTGATGCCATTGCTTTACAAAACCCAAGACCTTTAAGAAGTTCACCAACCGATGTAGATTTAAACCCAGCATTGTTTGCGAGTTTTGAAACAGATTCTCAAACTCCACCAGATAGTGCAGATGAACAAAATAAACGTCGTCAAATTCAAATGAATGTTGGCGATGTAACGGTGACTGTATCATGAGTATTACACATGCAAATTTTTTAACACAAGTAAGAAACTACACAGAGGTAGATTCTAATGTTTTATCAGACACTTTAATTGATCAATTTATAAGAAATGCTGAATTAGATATCGCAGGTAAAGTTGAATATGATGATTTAAAAGCATATAAAACATCTACAACAGTAGCATCACAAAGATATGTAAGTATGCCTGATGATTTTTTGTATTTAAGGTCGGTGCAAATTACAAATAGTGGTAGTCGTGTGTTTTTAGAAAAAAGAGATACCAGTTTTATATCAGAGTTTAATCCTGGTGACTCTACTGGAACTCCGAAATATTATGCAAACTGGACTGATTCTTCTATAGTTTTAGCTCCAGTGCCATCAACTACTTTTACTATTCAAATTAATTATGTGATTGACCCCCCACATTTTAATAGTTCAACTGCTACTTACTTGTCTACAAATCAAGAAAGTATGCTTTTACATGGTGTGTTAGTAGAGTGTTTTAGCTATTTAAAAGGACCTGCTGATATGTACACACTATACAAACAGAAGTATAATGAAGAAATACAACAGTTTGCTATGCAACAAATGGGGCAAAGAAAACGTGGACAATATGAGGACGGTGAACCGAGGATGCCAATTCCATCTATTTCACCTAATGTTAAGGGAGTAGGATAATGGCTATAACAACTAATGCAATATGTAATTCATTTAAAAAAGAATTGCTGGAAGGCACACACAACTTTAAATCAAGTGGTGGTAATTCTTTTAAATTATCACTTTACACAAGCAGTGCTACTTTAGGAAAATCAACCACATCTTTTACTACAGATAATCAAGTTTCAGCATCAGGTCAATATGCTTCAGGTGGAAGTGCGTTAACTAATGGCGGAACATCTTTATCATCTGATACAGCTTTGGTTGATTTTGCTGACTTATCTTTTACAGGTGTAACTTTAACTGCAAGAGGAGCTCTAATCTATAACGACACTGCTTCTGGCGATCCAGCAGTGTGTGTTTTAAATTTTGGTGCTGATAAAACAGCAACTTCAGGAACATTTACTATATCGTTTCCTGCTTTTTCATCCTCAGCTGCAATCATACGAATAGCTTAGGAGTACAGACATGGCTCTAGTAATTAATGACCGTGTAAAAGAAACTACCACGACCACAGGCACTGGTACGGTTACATTAGGTGGTGCCGTTTCTGGATTTGAAACATTTTCAGCAGGTATTGGTAATAGTAATACTACATACTATTGTATTGTTTTAAATGCTGAGTTTGAAGTTGGTTTAGGTACTTTATCTTCAGATAGTTCAACCCTTGCTCGTACTACAGTTATATCAAGTTCAAACAGCGATAGTGCTGTTAACTTCTCAGCAGGTACTAAATTTGTTTTTTGTTGTTTACCCGCTAGTAAGACAACAATATTAGACGCTAGTAATAACCTTACACTGCCTGGTAAATTAATTATGCCTGATGTTACTTCAGGTAAAATATTAGTCGCAGATGGCACTAGTTATGAAGAAGTTGCATTAAGTGGTGACGCAACAATAGCCTCAAGTGGAGCCCTTACTATTGCTAATGACGCTGTAGAACAAGCGATGATAGCAGATGATGCCGTTGGTGCTGATCAATTAGCAGCTAGTGCTGTGGTAACAGCCTCAATCGTAGATGACAATGTAACTCAAGCTAAAATTGCTGATGATGCGGTAGGTGCTGATCAATTAGCCGCTAACGCTGTGGTCAATGCAAGTGTGGCTTCAGACGCAGCGATTGTTGACACTAAATTAGCTACTATATCAACAGCAAACAAAGTAGACATAGGAGCACTAGATATAGATGGTGCATCAGACATTGGTGCTGCTTTAGCAGATGCTGATTTAATTATTGTTGATGATGGTGCTGGTGGCACAGAAAAGAAATGTGAAGTGTCTAGGGTTAAAACTTATATAGCTGATGTAACATTAACAACTGCGGCACAAACAAATATTACATCATTAGGAACACTTACAACATTAACTGTTGATAACATAATTATTAATGGCACAAACATCGGACATACTAGTGACACTGATTCAATAGCGATAGCTTCAAACGGAGTGGTAACTTTTAGTCAAAGAGATGTACACTCAGGTGGTATTACTATAGCAGATGGCGGACAAATAGGTTCTGCTTCAGATACAGATGCTATAGCAATAGGATCTGATGGAGATGTGACATTAACACAAGATTTAGAATTACAACACGATGGTGCGATTCTATCGTTTGGTGCTAATGATGAAATAGCTCTAACACATGTGCATGACACTGGTTTATTGTTAACAGATTCTGGTGGCACACCTACTTTACAATTCCATGATGCAAACGAATCTTTTGCCTCTGATGGTAGTAAGATAATCATGACTTCTGGTGGTACTGCATTTAATATGCCGACAGCTGATGGCAGCGATGGGCATTTTTTAAAAACAGATGGTAGTGGAACGCTAACATTTGCAGCAGCTAGTGTTAGTTCATTGGCAGCAGATGACCTTACAGCAGGTGACGCAGCAGTCACTATATCAACATCGTCTGGAAACATTACAATTGATGCTGCTGCAAACGATTCAGACATTATTTTCAAAGGAACTGATGGTGGTGCTGATACTACATTTTTAACAATTGACGGTTCTGCTGCTGGAGCAGCAACCTTTAACGATAAGATTATTGCAACAGAATTAGATATTTCTGGTGATATAGATGTTGATGGTACTACCAATTTAGATGTGGTTGATATTGATGGTGCGGTTGATATGGCATCAACTCTCGGAGTTGCTGGAGTTGTAACTGCTAACGCTGGTGTAGTCGTAGATAATATAACTATTGATGGCACAGAGATTGACTTAAGTTCAGGTGATTTAACACTTGATGTTGCAGGGGATATTATCTTAGATGCTGATGGTGGTGATGTTTTATTTAAAGATGCTGGCACATTAATTGGAAAAATAGCTAACAACGATAGCTCAAACTTTAGAATGGATGTTTCTGTGCAAGACAAAGATTTTATATTGGGTGGAAATGATGGGGGAACTATTATTTCAGCTATGGTGCTAGATATGAGTGCTGCTGGAGCTGCTACATTTAACAATGATGTTACTGCATTCTCTGATGAAAGATTAAAAAAAGATATAGAAACAATTCCGAATGCTTTAGATAAAGTATGTCAAATGCGTGGTGTTACATTTGAAAGAATAGATGACGAAGGTCATAAAAGTATGGGTGTTATAGCTCAAGAAGTTGAAAAAATAATACCAGAAGTTGTAAGAGAGGATAAGTCAGAAGATAAGATTAAATCAGTTGCTTACGGCAATATGGTCGGACTTCTTATTGAAGCGATAAAAGATTTGAAGAATGAAGTTGATGAACTAAAGAATAGGAGCTAGTTATGAGCTTCGGTACAGTAGCATTTGCAGAACAGTCCTTTGCAACTATGCAACAGCAAGTATTAGCGGTTGCTGTTACTGGTTCTGCTTTAACATTGAATGCAGGTTCATCTTCCACTGCAGCAGACGCTAATTTTACTGCTACTGGAATTTCAAGCACTTCTTCAATAGGATCAGTTTCAATCGTTATTGATGTTTCTGTGTCACCAACAGGTATTAGCTTAACTTTCAATCAGGGTGTTGGAGGTACTGTAGCTTGGGAGACAGTAAGCACGGGTACAGCACAAACATGGACTGATGTAAGCACGGGTACAGCACAGACATGGACTGTTGTGGATGAGGTTGAAAAGGTCGCATAGGAGTCTTATAATGAATTTAAACGAACAAAGTAGGTAATTATGGCATCATCATACTCAAGTGACTTAAAAATCGAATTAATGGCTACTGGAGAGAATCCAGGAACATGGGGCGATAAAACAAACAACAACTTTAATGTCGTACAACAAGCTATAGCGGGTTATGAAGAAATAGCTGTTGCATCTTCCGATGTTACTTTAGCAATGAATAATGCCTCAGTATCAAATGCTCGTAATATGACACTTAAATTTACAGGTACATTAGCTGCAAATAGAACAGTAAACATGCCTGCTTCAATAGAAAAAATGTTTAATATATTTGACGGTACAGACCATGCTGGATTTACACTTACATTTAAGGTCACTAGTCAAACAGGTTTTAAATTATGTGAAGGACATCATTACATATGTCATTCAAATGGTACGGATATTGTCAAAGATCACGAAACAAAGTTTTGGCGTGTTATAAGTGCTAATGAAACTGTACAAGCAGGAGCACAGATATTAGCTGATACTTCAGGTGGAGCAAGAACAATAACTTTACCAGCATCTCCAGCAGCGGGTGATGAAGTAACTTTTATGGATTCTGAAAACACCTTTGATTCTAACAATCTTACAATTGGTAGAAACAGTTCTAATATAAATGGAGCTAGTTCTGATTTAGTAGTTGCTAACGAAAGAGCGGCATTTACATTAGTTTACTCTGGTGACAGCACGGTTGGTTGGCAGTATAAAACAAGAGATCAATCTTTATTTGATGGTCAAGACATTGTTTTAGATGCTGATGGTGCAGATATTATTTTAAAAGATGGTGGCACTGAGTTTGGTCGTTTTACTAATAGTTCAACTGATTTTGTTATGCAATCGGCTACCAGTGATAAAGACATTATTTTTAAAGGCAATGACGGTGGTTCAACAATTACTGCTTTGACATTAGATATGTCAGCAGCAGGTGCCGCTACCTTTAACAATGATGTTACAGCTTTTTCTGATGAACGTTTGAAAGACGATATTCAAACAATAGAAAACGGATTAAGTAAAGTTAAAGAAATGCGAGGTGTTACATTTACCAGAGACGGTAGAGAAGGCACAGGTGTTATAGCTCAAGAAATGCAAAAAGTTATGCCACAAGTAGTACACGATGAAGGCGAATATATGTCAGTTGCTTACGGCAACCTCGTTGGTGTTCTTATTGAAGCAATTAAAGAACTAGAAAAGAAAGTGGAGAAACTAGAAAATGGCAGTTAAAGATAGTGGTTCATCCTTAGCAATATCAGAAATCGTAACAGAGTTCGGTGACAACGCTGGTGGAGCTGATTCTTTATCAGAGTATTATGCTGGTGGTGATAATGTTCCTTCAGGTGCAGCGGGTGAGTCTGGTAATATCCCAACTAGTGGCACTATTTCAATGTCTCAATTTTACGGTAGTACAAACCGTATAGCCATTGCACTTCAAATATCAAGCACAACACAAAACTACAATATTTATTCCAACAAAGGTGGTACTTATTCTGCTGGTATTTCAGATGTAACTCTTACTGTACAAGCAGTCGTTGGTAGTTCTAGCACAGGTGGATATGGTATTGATACTGGTAACCAATGGACTTCTGGAGACACCGTAAAAATTATAAATAATAGTCAAATTACTGGTGCTGGTGGTGAAGGTGGTAATGGTGGTAATGCTGATGCTGCACATGCTGGACAAGCTGGTGCATCTGCTGGTGCCGCTATTAATTTAGGCTTTGACACAACTATCCAAAACAACGGTGGGAACATCAAAGGTGGTGGCGGTGGTGGCGGTGGTGGCGGCGGTGGTCGTGGCGTTTATCAAATTGATAAAAACCAAACACAAACTATTGCTAGTGCTGGTGGCGGTGGCGGTGGTGGAGCTGGTCAAACTGGTGGCCCTGGTGGAGCTGTTGGTATGAACACAACACAGACTACTAATTTAGCCGCAGGTCAAGCTGGAAATATAACAGGTGCTGGTTCTGGTGGAGCTGGTGCAACTCCACAATCTCAACGAGGAGAGGGTGGTAATGGTGGTGCAGGCGGTGGTGCTGGTCAAGCTGGATCAGCTGGACAAGCTCATACACAAGGTGCTAACGGTGGACAATCAGGAGCTGGTGGAGCTGGTGGAGCAGCAGGTAAAGCTATTAATTTAAACGGTAATTCGGTAACATACGAAGATGGAAGTGGAAATGTCCAAGGAGCAGTATCATAATGAGTAACCCAGTTTTATATAGAGCATGGATTCAAAACAAAGCAGTAGTACATCGTACTTATTGGGCAGGAACTGATGACGATGAAGTTAAAAAAATTAAAGCTGAAATAGCAAAAAAATTTCCTGATGAAACATGGCCACACGAACCGAACGTGTGGGGTGTAAAAATGGGAGCAAATAAGTACAGTTTACATGGTTGTAGTTGTGCTCCTGATTATAAAGATAGTAGTAAAATACAAAACAGTATTTTGTTAAACCATGACTTTATAAAATATTTTTATGACCTAGATAGCTCAACAAAAACAATGGAAGTAGTTTATAAAAAAGGAGCTGTTATGCCTGTAGTAACAGTCCCTAGCAACCTTACAGTAGAATATGTGACTGATATGTGTAATGCTTCTTTTCAAATGCAGGCTACACAAGCTGTATATGTTACTGGCACTAATGACAATGTTTGGGCGTGGGCTGAATCACTTAAATCAGATATAGTCATGCCTATTTCAAAAAATAAAAAATTAGCACATACAGATGACATGTATAAATTTCAATTTAATAATGCAAAAGAATTAACTGAAGTGATATTACTTGCACATCTTGAAAGATATATGGTTTATGGAGAAGGCACTAAATTGTATGAAGAATACACTGCTGATTATGCAGATGAGCTTACTAACTTAGCTGATACTGAAATTGTAGTTCCAAAACTTGATAACCATGGCAATCGTATTGCACAAACACAAAGTAAAGAAAACATAAAGGAATATGTAAAAGTACCTAAATCTGATGGAAGTGGTGGCTATGACACAGTTCTTCTCAAAGATCTCTAAGAAATTAAAAATAGGGTACGGCAGTTGTCATGTAACTGGAGTAAATGGAATAAGGTATATTTCAAGATGGGGCATTTGGTCAACACCCTTGACTATACTGTTTTCTAAGATACACCCTGTTTCTTCTACTGTAGAAGCTATACCTAATACTAAAGAAAACGCTAGTGTTATTTATCACAGTCACCCATTTAGTTTTTTATCTGTAATATTAAAAGGAACTTACACAGAAGAGATTAATGATAATGGTAATATTATTTTTAAAAAAAGAAAATGGTTTAATTTTGTAAGTAGAGACACATTTCACAAAATAAATTGTGATGAAGATGTTTGGACAATACAAGCTGGTTTTGTAAAAACGAACAAAGTTCGTATTAAAATAGATAATAAAACCTATGCTCACAAAAGAATATTTACTACTGGAGGTATAGACGATTAACCATGACAAACATAGTAAAAGAAATAAAACAAGACTGGGATATAAAAATAAACAACCAAAGAAAAGAAGCTCCTTATTTGGTTATTGATAATTGGTATACTCAAGAAGAAGTAAATGCTGTATGGCATGAGCTTGATATGTATGCAACACAACCAATCGTACAAAAAGCTGACGACGAAGATAGTCCTGTTGCAAAGACTGTTAAGGGTAAAGCAAAATCTAATGCTTTTAGATTTCATGTATGGGACTATTACACACAAAAAGGTAGACTTATTTCACCGATATTAAGAACCATGTACAAGCAGACAAGTAAAGATTTTCACAATATTGTTTTAGATGCTATGCCATTACACCACAATAATTTTATAAATACTAATACAGATGCGACTTTTATTAGTTATTATGATAAGTCTAAATATTATAAACCTCATTCTGATAGTGTGCAATTTACTTGTCTTATATGGATGTATAAAGAACCAAAACAATTTTTTGGTGGTAATTTAAAATTAAGTGCAGCAAAGGCTACTATAGAATGTGTTAGTAATAGAATGGTATTTTTTCCAAGTTATTTAGAACATGAAGTAACAGAGGTCAAGTCTAAAGATGATATAAAATTTGGGCATGGTAGATACTGTATTACTCATTTTTACAACTGGGTATCTTAAAAATGCTCTGGTTGTCAACAGATAGAGTATTGAATTATACTTATTTAAAAGAGGATATGTATTATGCCACTAGTTAAAGTACCATTTAAACCAGGGTTCAATAAACAAATGACACAATCAGCTGCCGAATACACATGGACAGATGGTGACTTTGTACGTTTTAGATATGGTGAACCAGAAAAAATAGGTGGTTGGCAACAGCTTACATCAAATACTTTAGCTGGAGCTACTAGAGATTTACACAATTGGTCAGATTTAGACGGCAAAAAATATTTAGCCGTGGGTACTAACAAGATACTCGCTTTATACTATGGCGATGCTTTTTATGACATTACACCTCTTGATACAGCTATAACATCTTGTACTTACACAACCACTAACAACTCAGCTACTTTAACAGTGAACAAAGCGTCACATGGGTTAGTGATAGGAGATCTATTTACATTTAGTAATATGACTATACCAGGAAGTGGCACAGGATTTGTTGCTTCTGACTTCACGACTAATACCTTTGAAGTTGTCACTAGAACATCTGATACCTTTACTGTAACAATGGGTAAAGTTGAATCTGGTGCTGGTGTAACTGGTGCAACAGGTTGTAATATAAACCCATATGTTAAATTTGGACCTGCACAAGCAACAGCTGGTTATGGTTGGGGTGTTGCTCAATGGGGTGGTGAGTCAGCTTCACTTACAAAAAACGATCTTAATGGTGCATTAGGTGATAACACCGCAGGTACAGGTGGTTCGGGTACAGCAGTAACATTAACTTCTACTTCTGGTTTTAGTTCATCTGGACACATATTGGTAGGTTCAGAATTAATTACTTACACAGGCATTTCCAGTAATGATTTAACAGGCATTACTAGAGCGGCTTTAGGTTCAACCAGAGCAGCACATGATGACGAGGCGGTCGTCACTGATGCGACTAATTTTGTTGCATGGGGTAATGCTGCACCGACTACTGATGTAACAATAGAACCAGCAAATTGGGCATTAGATAATTTTGGTTCAATTTTGATTGCTACTGTACATGACGGTAAAACATTTGAATGGAATCCTACTAGTGGCGTAGAAACACGAGCTACCGCATCTACTACAAATCCTACAGCAAGTGTCATGACTTTAGTGTCAGGTAGAGATAGACACCTTATTCATTTAGGTACAGAAACTACAGTAGGGAGCACAGGTACTCAAGACAAAATGTTTATAAGATTTAGTGACCAAGAAGATAGAACTGATTATACACCTGTATCTACTAATACTGCGGGTACTTTTAGATTAGACTCTGGCAGTAAAATAGTAGGAGCCTTACGAGCAAAAGATTATATTTTTATATTAACAGATACTTCTGCTTATACGATGCAGTTTGTAGGACCACCTTTTACTTTTAATATTCAACAGGTAGGTTCTAACTGTGGTTTGATTGGTCAACACGCACTTGTCTATGTAGATGGTGCTGTATATTGGATGGGTGAGTCAGGTGGTTTCTTTGTGTTTGATGGTACTGTTAAACGACTACCTTGTTCGGTAGAAGATTTTGTATTTACTAATGTGGATAATGATGATTTAGGTATAAACTATGACTCTGGTGAAGTAGTTTATTGTAACTACAATTCATTGTTTACAGAAATTAATTGGTTTTACCCTAAAGCAGGTTCTACAGCGATTGATAGGTGTGTAACTTTAAACTATCGTGAGGGAGCCTGGACAACAAGTTCATTATCAAGAACTGCTTATGTGGATAAATATTTATTTGATAACCCTATTGCAACAGAGTTTACCAGTTCAAGCACTCCAACCTTTCCTACTATACAAGGGGCTAGTACAAATTTAGGTAAGACAACTGTTTACGAACACGAGAAAGGTGTTAATGAATCGGACCAAAACGGTAATGCTACTGCAAGTATTGATGCCTTTATTGAATCAGGTAGTTTTACTTTAGACGCTGAAGGCGGACAAGGTGAGAACTTTATTAAGATAAGACGTTTCTTACCAGACTTTAAGGTGTTAAGTGGTAATGCGACAGTCACTATACAGCTCAAAGACTTTCCATCTGAAACAGAATCAAGTTCATCATTAGGACCGTTTACCGTAACCTCATCAACTAAAAAGATAGACACTAGGGCAAGAGGTCGATTTGCTTCATTAAAAATAGAAAACAATGCTCAAGATGAAAACTGGCGATTTGGTTCTTTTAGAGCAGATGTGCAACCAGACGGGAGAAGATAATGGCTAAAATAATTGTTAATATACCAGAACCTAAACCTGAATATGATGCGTCTAATCAAAGGCAAATTATGGATGCTTTGGCTACACTCAAAAATCAACTTAATTTTTCTTTTCAAGCAGATTTTAAAAACGAACAAGATACTTTTAACTGGTTTATTTCATGACAATACAATATAAAAATCAAGGTTTTACTTTAGCCAATACCGATGAAACCTCAGTGTTAACTGCACCTAGTGATGCAAGATTATTAATTAAACAGATCCAAGCAGTTAATATACACAGTAGTGCTGTTACATTAACAACTAAATTAACAGACACCTCAGCATCTGCTACACACACGATTGGCAATCAAGATATAGCTACGGTAAGCACGACAGATATTATTACGAACACGCTTGTATTAGAAGAGGGTGATATACTTAAAATGACCGCAGAAACAGCAGCTAAAATATCAGGTGTTATTTCATACGCTCAAATTGACCGATCTCAAGAAAATGGTTAAAATACAGCCATGACTATTACTATTGATTGCGAAGCAAAAACAAAAATAACTAATAAAAAGTCAGGCTTAGAATATTCTTCTGAAGAAGAGGCTCAAGCAGATATAGCAGATGCTGGTACTTCTACCAAAGAAGAAGACATTAGACGTGATGTAACCATTATTGTTCCAAAACTAGACTTGTTTGGGGAGACGAATGAGTGAGCCTAAAGGCGGCACAGAATTACAATTAGGCTTTCTTCAAAAGTATGTAGATAACGAGTTACTTGATCACTTTCAAATCTGCACCTCTATACCGGGCAAAGTTCCTATTGATGAAAACAAGATAAACATCTTGTGGCAGAAAAACAACTACAATCAACCTAACATACAACCCTGGTTTAGTGATAAAAAGAATCACGATCAATACGATTGGTATATATTTAACTCTCATTGGAGTGCAGAAAAGTATCGTATGATGTATGGATTACCGCTTGAAAAATGTCATGTTATTAAAAACGCTATTACACACTTTCCAGAGCGTCAGCCTTATAAAGAAGGGGATAGGTTAAGATTAATTTTTCAACCAACACCTTGGCGTGGTCTTAATGTTTTGTTAGGTGCCATGGATCTTTTGAAGGATGAAAACATAGAATTAGATGTGTATAGTAGTTGCAATTTATATGGTAGTGAGTTTTCTAAAAATAATGATGAAACTTGGAAAAAACTGTATGAACAAGCTAGATCTCTCCCTAATGTAAATTATCTAGGTAATCGTCCAAATGAATTTATTTTAAATAAGCTCACTAATTACCACATGTTTGCCTACCCTTGTATTTGGGAAGAAACTTCTTGTATATCAGCAATTGAGTGTATGTCAGCAGGTTTGTATACAATCACGACAAACTATGGTGCATTGTTTGAAACATGTGCTGATTTTCCAGTTTACATAAATTATGACAAAGACTACAAAAAATTAGCTTACAAGTTTGCCTATGCAATTAAACACCTTATGTGTCAACTGCATAGAGATTACGCTCAAGATCATTTAGAATTACAACAAAACTATATGAAGCGTTTCTATAGTTGGGAAAGTAGAAAAACACAATGGACAAATTTTTTAATTGGTGCTAAAGGTGCAAAAAAATAACATATCAATATATTTAGCAACACCTGTGCATAGTGAAGTGTCTATACATTATGTTCAAAGTATATTAGACTTTCAAAAAGAATGTCTTGTGAATAACATAGACATTACAGTACAGATGATGAAATCATCACTTGTCACCCAGGGTCGTAATTTATGTGTGGCGGGTTTTTTAGAAAGCGGTATGTCACATTTATTGTTTATTGATAGTGATATAGCCTTTACCATTGATAGCATATGGAAAATGCTTGAGGCTGACAAGGATGTCATTTCTGTACCTTATCCACTTAAACACATTAAGTTTGACCGACTCATTGCTAAGATACAAGCGGGTGATGTGACCACAGCCAAACAAGCTCATGTCAATTGTAATACCTATCCTTTGCGATTAGAGGATGAAGAGGATATTAAAGTTGAAGGTGATGGTGTCATTGAAGTCACTCATGCACCCACTGGTTGTATGCTTATCAAAAGGAATGTATTTGAACAAATGATCAAGGCTTATCCCGACACAGAAATTACACAAGAGACCATTGTTGATGGTAGATTACAGAAAAAATCTTATTTGTATAACTTTTTTGACACATATCATGACAAAGAATCCAAACATTTTTTAGGTGAGGACTTTGCTTTTTGCCGTTTATGGCGTAATTTAGGCGGAAAATGTTACTGTTATATAATGGATTACATAACACATGTAGGAGAATTTCAATATACGGGTCGTTTATGGGATGAAATGAGACCAAGTAGTGTTGAAGACCCTACTAAATAAGGGTAAACTTAGTAATATATATATATATTAGGAGTTGTTAATGTTACCTCAAATTATCGCTGGATTAGCAAGTTTCGCTGTAGCAAAAATGTCTGGTGCCTCAACAAGAAATGCTTTGATATCTGGACTGACAGGTGGAGTTTTTTCTGGTGGAATACAAGCATTGTCTGGGATAGCAGGTTCTGCTGGTACGAGTGCAGGTGCTGGTTTAGCGGGTTCTGCTCTTCCTCAAGGTATGGTTGATCAAACCATTAAACAAGCTGCTACTCAAAGTGCAACTCAGGGTGCTGGAGGCATTACTGGGTTTCTTACAAAACAATTTGCAGAAAACAAAGAACTTGCAAAACAAGTAGCTGGTATGGGACAAGGACTTAACAAGTACAATGTTTTATATCCAGCTATGGCGGCTGCAGCAACTACTAAATTTGATGATTACAATCCAGAATTTCAAGGCATCTCTGATATGGATGCAGAAAAAAGAGCTGAAGAGTATGATAAGGCATATGCACAAATGAAACCTATCATTCAAGGAAGAGAATATACTTTTGCTGATAGAGACTACTCAGTGCCTTATAAAGATATAGTATTTGGTAACCCAGTGGCTACTGCAAACCAAGGTGGCATCATTGATGCTTTACCAAAATATAATCAAGGTGGGGTAAATTATCTACCAAGTAAAATTGACCACGATGAAAAAGATATTAACAACTATGTCAGAGCTCACGGTTATGTTGAAGACGGCTCTGGTAACGGTGATAAAGATGAAGATACCATGTTAGCACAACTTGCCGATGGTGAGTTCGTGTCTCGTGCAGATGCTGTCTTAGGGGCAGGCATCATGGCAGGTGCAAATCCTGAGGACTTTAAAGAAATGCGTAAGAAAGGAGCTGCATTTTTCTACAATCAACAGGATCAGATGAAACGAATTTATGATCTTATAAATGCAAACTAAATTTATTAAATTTACTAAGCATGAAGTAGAAAAGATATGGCCTTTAGCAAAAGATTTAGTCCAACTGGCATGTGATACAAACGGTGCTTTTGATTCAGACGATATAAAAGACCTTTGTAGACAAGGAGCCATGCAACTTTGGTTAGTTGTTTCTGACTCCGATACAGTTCTTGCTACAGTTGTGACTGAACTTAGGAGTTATCCTAACTATAAAGTCTGTGATGCTCGTATTGTCACGGGAACGCAGATGGAAAAGTGGCACCACCACGTTAGCGATTTAGAAAAGTGGGCTAAAGGAGAGGGTTGTAAAAAAATGGAGTTGTATGCAAGACCGGGATGGGAAAAAATTATGAAACCAAAAGGTTATAAAAAAACACATGTACAAATAGAGAAAGACTTATGAGAGCAGACATTAGAAAACTTACTATAAAAGAAAAGATAGAGTTATTTGAAGAACTTTATTCTGACATCACGGCTCACGGAACAAATGGTGATGTGCATTTGGCACACATTAACGAATACGAAAGAAAACTTCTTATTGCACATGGTGGTTCTGGCACAGTCAATAATGAGACCGGGCTAAAACAATACTTTGGTGGTGGAGGTTCTAGTGGTGGTGGAACACCAGAAAAACAAACTACAATTACTCGTGAAGCACCTGAAATTGAAGCTCGTAAATTAGCTTTATTTGATATTGGTGCAGACTTAGCAAGTACACCTGTAAATATTCCTGAGTTTCAAGTTGCAGGACCTAGCCCTTTAGAACAACAAGCATTTACTGCGGCAGCACAACCTGGAATAGGACAGCCATTAGTGCAACAAGGTATAACCAGTGCGTTGGGTGCACAACAAACAGCAATGTTGCCCCCAGACATTAACGCTTTTATGAACCCATACATGGATAATGTAATTGGTGAAATACAAAGACAAGGTCAAATACAAAGACAAGGTATTGCAGCAAACGCTATACAGTCAGGTGCATTTGGTGGTGGCAGAGAAGGTGTGCAATTAGCAGAACAACAAGGTCGTGAACTTGGCACTATTGGTCAAGCACAAGCGGCAGGTTTTGGTCAAGCGTTAAGTGCAGCACAAGCTCAACAAGCGGCACAAGTAGCGGCACAACAAAATGCTGCCAAACAACTGTCTGGCTTTGCTGGTCAACAGCAACAAATGGCTCAAGCTGATATACAACAAGCTGCTCAATTAGGTCAAGCTCAAAGAGGTATTGGTCAAGCCGCATTAGAAGCACAGAGACAAACAGAACTGGCTAGAGCGTATGAGCCGTATCAAAGAGTTGAGTTCCAAAAAGGTATTATGACAGCGTTGCCAACCGCAGCGAGTCAAGTTACACAAGCAGCATCTCCAAGATCTAATCCACTTGCACAAACAGTTGGAACAGGATTAGGTGCGTATGCTGCGTTTAGTGGCTTACCAAAATCAGCATAGGTGATAGATGAAAGATAAAGTATTACAACGCAAGATGTTTAGAGAGAAAGCACTGAAGAAATATGGTGGCGATATGTTGCCTAAATACAAAACAGGTGATTTAAATGTGGGTGAAGAACCACAAGGCATACTTGATTCTGGTATAGCAAGTATTAGAGAAGTTTTTCCTAATTTTTTAAATGTCACAGGAGAAAATAATACAGCAGATACTGGTGCACCTTATGACTCAAAAAAGGCGATGGTACTTGCTATAGCAGGTCAACTATTACAAGCACAGCAAAGACCAGGTGAAGGTATGTTTGCAGGTGTGGGTCGTGGTGTGGGTAGGGCTATTACTGAAGACTTTCCAAAAATTCAAAAATTAGATTTAACTGCAAGGGCAACAGCAGCCGCCAAAAAAACTAGTGCAGTGAACAAAACAAAAGTTTGGGACACAAAAAAAGGTTCAGAAGGTGGTTTTGATCAAGTCTCTTTTGATGCTATTGAAGAAGATAGGCTTAGAGCAGAAGAGTTTAATACACCAAGACGATTTATTATTGGAGAAAACGAAAATTATTATATAAGCAAAGACTCAGAATATGGTGATAAAGGAGATCCAATAACATTAAACCCACAAAGACAAAGAGAGATTAGACAAAAAATAGGTAACGAAGAATTTGAAAAATTATTTAGTCCAGTTGTTCCTGTAGATGTAGCGGCAGTTGGAATGGCAGAAAGAAAAGAAAGAGAACATAAATCTTGGTTAAAAGGGGAATCACAGTATTACGATAGTATGAAAAACATGGATACATTTAGAAAGCTTTCAAACCAAAGTCAAAAACTTTTGTTAAAAGATCGTGCTGAAGGTGGTGGAGCTTATACTAATTTTAAAAACTTTATAAGTGCAAGTATTGCTGAAGTAGACAAAGTGGTAAAAGATACAAATCCAAAACAATATCAACAAAGTTTAAATGATAGAAGAGAACTTTTACAACTTTTACAAACAGGCACCGCTGAACAAATTATGAAATATCAGATAGGTGACAATTATATTTTTAAAGATGTTGCTGGAGTAAAAAGATTGATGCAACAAACTAAAAACAATGCTGTGTTGCAATCTCTGTTTGTTGATCTAGCATATATGAAAGCGAAAGCAAGAGAACCAGGTGGAAGATTCTCTGTAACTGATATTGAACTTGCTATGAAAACAATTGGTCAAATTGGTGATCCACAAAAAGCAGCGTTTACTTTAAATCAAGCTTATCAAAATACATTAAACGAAGGCTTCTCTGGTTATATAAATCATTTAAATAGAGACCCTTACAAAAACTATGAAAAAGTTAGTAAAACAGGTATTGGAAAAGACAGATTTGATTTATTATTTAAATCAGGTTATTACGCACCAAAAGTTAAAGGTTATGAAGACATAATTAATGATTATTTGAGATTTAATAACTACAGCTTTAGAGTGGGCGAAGCTGGTGACCCAAACAACCCAAACAACGTTCCAAACTCAAATAACCCTGACCCTTTTAGATAATTATGAGTAAAAGAATACAGCCAAAAGATCTTGAGTTTATTAACAATCTATCTGAACTACACAAATTGCGTGAAGATAGAGGTTATGAACCTAAAGACGATTTGTCACTTTTAGAGGCGGCTTATAACAGTTATGCTGGTGACACTGATTATGCTGTTAAAAACCCAAATAAATCTTATTATGGTTTTACTTTTGAAGGATTTGTTAACGCTTTTGATGATATAGGCGTGACAAAAGAAATTGATATTTTTAAAGAAAGATTAAATGATTTTCCAGAATATCAAGATCTATTGAAAGAAAACGATATTGATGTTGCGTCTAAATTATATGACACACTTAAATCTGCATCAAATACTTACAATCAAAATATGGGTTTATCAAAACAATTTGTAGACTTTTTAAATGACTTTGCACCAAAACAAAATAGATTTGAAAATAAAGTAGAGGAAAGTCAAAAATTTGATAAAAATTTAGGTTCCCCTTTTCATAGGGATAGACAAAAAAAACTTGCGGAAGAAGGGTTGTCTTATTCAAAAATGGAAATAGCAGAACATTTAGGTTTGTTAGATGTACAAAATAAAGTATTAGCTAACAAAGCTAAATTTGCAAAAAGTTTTGGAACAAACAAAATGGAAGGTTTGTTCTTTTTAGAAAATGTTGTTCAAGATTATTTTGATAATGAATTTGCTAGTATATCATATAATGACAAAGTTAATGAATTAATTGCATATGATGGCAAGGGCAAAGGTATTTTATTAGGTGCTCCTGGTAAAATAGATCTAACTGATTTTGCTGAATACATTGGTGGATCAATACCAACTTTAGCAGATATGATTGCATCATCTACGGCTTTCGTGGCTGGGTCAGCAGTGCCTGGAGTTGGCTTAGTAACAGGTCCTCTTGCAAGTGCAACTGCTTCAGGTTTTACAGTGCCTGTTGCTGAGGCACTTCGTTTCGCTATTGGTCATTCTCTCTTTGGAGAAGGTAAATCTTTTGTAGAAGCGTATAAACAAAAATATGGCGAAGAAAAATTTAGTTTAATAGACGCAGGTATCACAGGTGGTGTCGATACGATATACAATATAGGCAGAGTGGTAACGGGTACTTTTGGAAAAGTTGCCAGTCCACTTGTTGGTAAAAAATATACTGTAGGAGATATTGAAGAGTCAATTAAAGCACTAACAGACAATGTTCCTGGAGCTGGAGACAGCTTAGATGAAATAATAAATTTTGTAGATAAATTTAGAAGAAAACAATTAGAATTAGGTGCAACAAAAGAGGAGCTTTTAGATTTGAATTTAGGACAATTATCTGGCAACCCTATTTTAATTCAAAGATACCAAGCTATTAAAAAAGACCTTGAGAAATATGGGCCAAAAGCATTTAAACAAGCTCATGCAAAAGACATATCAAATGATAATGCAATAAACAACATGTTTGGAGCTATCAAAAAAACTTTTCAACCAGATTCTTTACGCTTAGATGGCTCAACAAACATAGATAAATCTTATTTATTAAAAGAAATAGATGATCTTTTTACGGAAGTAAAAGAACAAGAGTTTAAATTATTAAATGATAAGTTAGTAAAATCAGAAAGCTCAATTGCAGATGAAGCTATAAAAGCTGGTGATAAAACATATGTTGAAAAAGGACAACATATTAAAAATGCAATAGTAAAAATTCAAGATAAAGCTTTAAGTGGTTTTGATGATATTTATACTAAGATGAAATTTACAACTGGTAAAATGTATCCAACTGAAACAAAAAATATTACAAAAGTCTTAGATGAAATAGAGAATACATATAAAAAACAAGCAGTAGATGTTCAAGCACAAGCTAATGCTAAAAATTTTATTAATTTAGATGAAGTAGAATCATTTGCAGATTTGGTGAACAATATTCAAATTTTTAGAAAAAAAAGATTAAAAGGTAAATATGACTATATTGACAACAAACTTTTAGATCAGTATGAAGAAGCAATCATGAGAGATGCAAAGTTAGCTACAATTGGATCTGACGGGGGTAGAGAAATATACAAAACATTAGAAGAAGTTGGTTTTAATTACAAAAACTTTAAGAAAAAATTTAATCCTTTTATTTCTAAATTAATAAACGAAAACAATGGCAGATTACCTGATGGAAGTAATTTATTTGCAACGACATTTAAAACTACACCTGATACCACAAGTAGAAATAATATTAATGATATATATAATATTATAAAAGATGATTCATCTTTAATGAAAGATTATAGAGAATCAATTGAAAGTTTTTATTTAGATAAAGTTTTTAAATTTAAAGATGGCAAAAGAGTTTTTGATAAAAACGCTCATGCTAAATTCATGTCTGACTATGAGTACGGTTTGAAAAAGTTTTTTGGACCAAAAGGTTTTCAAAAAGCAAGAAGAATAGGCGGTTTAGAAAAAGAAGTTGATAGACTTACTAAACTGCATGACGATGCTTTAACAGATTTTCAAAAAATATTTCCAAACGCTGATAAATTTAATGCACAATCAATATTTGAAGTTTATAAAAATGGAGATGTGCAAGGGTTTGAACAAGCTTTAAAAATTGTAAATTCTATTGCTGATAGAACTGGTAAAAAAGATTTAATAAATAATGTTAGAACAATTATTGCCGATAACATTTATGCAAATATTAAACCTATTGGTAAAGATGGTATTTTTAGGGTACAAGAGTTTAGTAAAATAATAGATGGTTTAGGTAATCCTAATATTGTACCAGCAGAGGGAAGTAAAGCTAAGTTGTTACAATTAGCTTTTGGCAATGATAAAGTTGGTAAAGAATATCTTGAAAATTTAGGAGATATAAATAGAGTCTTAAAAATGATGACAAAAAAAGGTGTTAAAGATCCAACTCAAGCAACACCTCAGTTATTTGTCAATGTTTTAAGATCTTGGATAGCACCACCTTTAACAAGAAAAGGTAGAATTTTAACTGGGGCTATTGGTTTAGCTCAAACAAATTTTGATAAAGCAATAGCAACCTTACTTACAGAACCAGACGCTTTAGCACAACTTGCAAAATTACAAAATATTAACATAGATAATCCATTAGCAGGTGACATTATTAATAAAACATTTGGTTTAAATATTACTTGGAATAAAAAAACTCTTGATAAATTAAGAAACTATGGTTCTAAAATATACCAAGGCACAAAATTTGTCGTTAAAGGAGCTGCAAAAGAAGTTACTGGAATAGGCACAACTGGTAGACTTCCAAAACAAGTCATTAAAGATGTACTGACAACAGATGAACTTTTAGTTGATGAAATAAAAGATGAAGATATAAAAAAATATGAAGAAGAAAGAAACAGTGATGCTATTAAAAACAATCAATCAAACTTATCTCAAGCACCGATTAATGTGGCACAGATGAATATGCCACAACCACAAACTACTAATGTAGCCAGTGCACCAGTAACTAATGTAAATAATCAACAAGGCATTGCTGCTTTACAACAGGCTCCCGGCTCAGAGACAAATGCACAAACAATAGCAAGAATGGATCAAGTCGGACTTCCGCTATTTAAAGGTTAACTATGGTTAGATTAATCGTCAATTTATTCTTACTTATTTCACTGTTGAGTTTTAGCTCATTAATTTTTGGCAATGAAACCACGATTCGATATAAGGATCAACCGCCACCTTCATCTATAAGTCCTAGCTTATCTATAGGTAGTGGCAATGATGTTTGTGTCGTAGTAAGAAGTGGTGCTGTGGGCACAGGTATTTTCTCTGGTAGTTTTGGTACTCATGTAAGAGACATGAATTGTGAGCGTTTAAAATTGTCACGAGGATTAGCACAGCTTGGCCTCAAGGTATCGGCCACCGCAGTTCTCTGTCAAGACATCCGAGTATTTCGTGCAATGTTAGCTGCTGGGTCTCCGTGTCCAATAGACGGTTTAGTCGGTAAGGAAGCTAAAGCTAAATACATAGAACTAGGTATTATCAATGACAAAAATCATATCATGGTCAGTCCTAATGTTGTTCATGGTGGTGTTAACAAGCCACGCAGAAACGACTACGGACAACCTACTGAATAACGACAGCTTTACTACTGATACTTCTGATTGGGAGTTGTCTGATAACAATCAAAACAAAGTCAAGCGTGATCCAAATACTTATTCTGATTCTGCATCTAAGAGTATAAGATTTAGATATCAAGATGGTTACATTAGTCAAGATATAGACATGGATAAACTACCTGACAACCACATCGTCAAACAAATACACATGAACTTTCAAAGCATTGGTTGTGGTAATTCAGGCAGTCAATGGTGTACTGCTGGTGCTGATGATACGGTAACCAACACGGTTACCTTGACTTCAACTGATACCGCAGAAGTTATTAGCAATACAACTGCTGTGCCTTATGAAGATGGGTGGAGTGATTATTCTTTTACTGAAGATGTTACAGGTGATTTTAATACTGACAATTTAAATATAAACCTTAATGTTGCGGGGGACGACACAGGCAATAGCAGTAACTGGTATGGCCCAATCGTAGATAATATTAGTTTTACTTTAACTATTGAAGAATATATTGCACCTGTGGTAGTAGAACCCATTGTTGTGCAACCCATTGTAGAAATTGTTGTAGAACCGATTGTAGAAACTGTTATAGAACCTATTATAGAAAACACTGTAATTGAAGGTCTTAGTTTAGACACTGAAATTGTGACTGATGTAATAATTGATACTCCAGTGCAACCAGAGGTACCTGTAAATAATTTACCTGAGTTACCTGATTTACCCTCTGTTGAAATAGAAATACCAACAGTGATTGAAGTACCACAAGAAATTGAAATTGTAGAGGAGATTCCAGAAATACAAGAAATAGAAGTAGAGGAAGTTGCAGAGGTAACTGAAGAAGTAGTAGAGCAACCAGAAGAATTAAAAGAAACTGACATGGAGGAAGACCTTGCTGAAAATGAAGAAATTGAAGAAACAGAAAGTTCTGAAGAAGAAGAAAAAGCCGAATCAGAGGAAGAAACAGAAGTTGCAGAATCAAAAGATGAGCCTAAAGTTGAAACTAAACAGAAGCCTAAGCAATCTAAATCTCAAGTTTCTGAAACTACTAAAAAGAATACAGGGATTGAGCAAGTAAATATGGTCAATTTGATTGGATTGCAAGAAATACCGCAAACGATTACAATATTAGAAACAGTGTCACTGACACAGGAGATGATATATGAGCAAGACATTAGTGCTTTCACCAGCAGTGCTACTTACGATAGTCTTATCAGTAGTTCCAGCAGCAGGTGGGTTCGTATGGTGGATGTCAGACCTAAGCACTCGTTTGGTGGCTATGGAAGGTAGTTTAGCCAGTAGTGATACGGGTACATTAAATGACAGACTAACTCAAGCAGAAGAACGAGTACAATTCAATAGTGACAACATTGATGATGTATGGGAAAGCTTTGAAAAAATGGATACAGAAATGGGAGATATGGAAGATAAACTCTCTGCTTGGATGGAAAGAGAACTATCTAAAGTTTACGACATCATTAACGACAACCCTTTAGGAAACTAAGATGACTAAGCAAGAGCGTGATTGTTTACAAAGATTGGAAGAAAAGCTAGATCACATACACGCTGATGTCGAAAAAAACGCAAAAGAAATTTCAAAACTTAAAGCAGATATTAATATGGGTAAGGGTGCGGTGAAAGCTTTAGTATGGGTAGGATCAATTGTTGCAGTAATATTTGGTTTATTAAACATGGAGGTTAAATGATAGGACTCATTGTAAACGGCTTATCAAAAGCTGTGGGTGGTTATTTTGAACACTCCGCTAAGAAAGCCAAAGCTAAATCTGATTTAAAAATAGCAGAGATAGATGCAAAAACTGCTGTACAGAAAAAGGTAGCGGAAGGTAAAGTAGAATGGGAAACCACTATGGCAAAGGCTTCTGACGATAGCTGGAAAGACGAGGCTTGGACTATATGCTTTATTGCTATAATAATTTTTAGCTTTATACCTTATTTTCAACCATTTGTTGCAAGAGGTATAGAGTTTCTAGCTACATTTCCAGAATGGTTACAGTGGTCAATTATGGCTTCCATTGGTGCCAGTTTTGGTTTAAAATCAATTGGTAAATTTAAACGATAGGAGTCAAATTATGAAAATGAAAAGTAAAGGTTACGCTAAAGGCGGAGCTAAAATGATGAAAGCTAAAGCTGGTAAAATGGCTAAAGGGTATTCTAAAGGCACTGGTAAGGGTGGTGTAAAAACTATGACCGCTGCTCAAATGGTTGCAGCACTAAAGAAAACAGGTAAATATACAATTAAGAAAAAAGTATAACCTTGTCACATTTAATATCTAATATACCTTTAGTTCTCAAGGCTTGGGTTAGAAAAGAATTTACACATAATCACCGTGCTTATCATGGTGAATTTCTACACTGTTATGTCATCGCAGTTAATTGTATACCAGACCGTTGTTTAAGTTTTCAAGTTATCTTTACGGGTTGTGAAGATGAAGAGAATCGTTTAGAAAATCCTCATGGTGGTGCTATGTGGGCTCGTATGCCAATCACCGCATTGGTAGAAGATGAACCTTTAGATCAGATGCCACCACCTATGCCAACACATATCGCTCAACCTTGGGATGTGTCCTCTAGGGATCATTCTATTGTTGTATTTGACAGAACAAGTTCTAGTCCTTGGTTGGCTCGTATTGAAGGTGAGTTCTACACCGCTAAGTATTACTTTACCGTGGACTACACTAATAGTGAAATAGCAGACGATCCAGCTCAACATAAACAGTCGCATGTCTTGGCACTAACTGAAGGACCATGGAAAGGATGTTTTGTAGCATTACCAAACAACAGAGTAAGAGTCACTTCTCCTGCTATGTGGGTCACGGGCAACGGACCACCTGATTTCATACCGTCACAATGGACACATAAAGCAGAAGCACATGACAGTTACATGGATTGGGAGTATACTTTTAACAACTTGTATGCACCTGAAGATAAGAACAAAAAATGAAAATTATCATTGTAGGTTACGGGTATGTCGGTAAGGCATTTGAATCTATTTTGTCTCCACATTACGAAATAGAAATTGTAGATCCGAAATATACTAATAATAAAATAAAAGAGGATAGTGATGCAGTCATCGTATGTGTGTCCACGCCACAGGGCAATGGCGGTGTTTGTGACATGCGTAATGTATACGAAGTGATTCGTGCTTGTCCCGATGTACCCATTTTAATTAAAAGCACGATTTCTTTAGAAGGTTGGAGACATTGCAAAAAAACTTATGAAAAACAAATGGCTTTTTCACCAGAGTTCCTACGAGAGAAAACCAGTTTTGAAGATGTAAAAAATTGTGAACATGTGTTAATTGGTGGAGACGAAATACCTTTTTGGACAAAAATTTTTCAAAAAATATATTTTGCACCTTATGTTGAAGTATTTGAACCAGAAGAATTAATCCTGGGGAAATATTTTAGAAATAGTTTTTTAGCTTTGAAGGTGTCGTTTTTCAACCAAGTCTATGACTTATGCACAGCATCGGGTTTAGATTACAACCAAGTGAGAAAAGCGATTACTGGGGATCCACGCATCGGTAAGTCTCACAGTTTAGTAACCAAAGAGCGTGGTTTTGGCGGAAGTTGTTTAATTAAAGATATTAATGCTATCTATGCTTCAGCTTTGTATTTTTCCACAAAATTAAGTATTATTGAGGAAACAATTAAATACAACAAGACAATAAGAAATGAAAATAATAAGGAATGATACTTCTTTTACAATCACTGATTTTAAATTAAACCCAATATATAACTACAATCAGCTCACCAGGAATGATGAGGAGATTCGTACTTACAATGTAAAAGATAAAAAAGTACCTAGCGTTACAACAATATTGTCAGGCACTCAATCAAAAGAAAAACAACAGTCATTAGATCGTTGGCGTGAACGAGTGGGCTATACTGAAGCATCACGGATCACGGCTCAAGCTGCAAAGCGTGGCACAGAAATGCACTATGTTTTAGAACAATACATGAAGGGTCAAGGATATTTAAACCTGGGTTCAGAAGGTTCGCTACCAAGAATGATGGCACACACTATCGTAGAAAACTTAAATAATCTTTCTGAGGTGTATGGAACAGAAGTAAATCTTGCGTATGAAGATAAATGGGCGGGTTCAACTGATTTGGTTTGTGTCTACAATGGTAAACCAACCATCGCTGATTTTAAACAATCAAATAAACCAAAAAGAGAAGAATGGATTGAAGATTACTTTTATCAAATCGCTGCATATTCTTTGGCTCACAAAAAACAATACGGTAAAATTTTACAAGGTTTGATTTTAATTTGTACTAAAGATTTAGTTTTTCAACAATTTCTTATGAATGAGGTTATGTTAGACGAATATGAGAAAAAATGGATGAATCGGGTAGAAAAATACTATCAAAACAACAAAAATCAATCCTAAGCCCTTTTATCGTACAATTTAAGCGGTTTATTTATTTTATGACTAATTGGGTTAGGGTGCTTCAAAAAAACTCAAATATAGCCTTGTAGAGGGCTATTATTTTCATAAATAGTTGTCAATTTCCTCTCCGAGCGTTTTTGACGAGATTTGTATTTTATTTTTTAAAGATTTGATAATTAATTCATCCACTGTATTTTTACAGACTAAATCAATATATAAAACTTGTCCTTTTTGTCCAGCTCGGTGTGCACGATCTTCTGATTGCTGTCTATATTCTAAATTATAATTGTTACTATAATAAATGACTGTGTTGGCACTGGTAAGATTTATTCCGTAACCTGCGGTTTGTGGATTACCTACAAAAAATTTAACAGCATTGTCGTTTTGAAAACGATGATTAATTCCTGGTCTATCTTTTGCGGGTATCTTTCCATAGATGGCAACCACACTATCCGTGCCATATTTTTTTTGTAAGGTCAAAATAATCTTTTCAATAGATCTAACATAATTTGCCCAAATAATTACCTTGCCACTAGTCTCTTCTAATATGTGTAAAAGTTCATCCAGTTTTGCTGATGGTAGATCTTTCTTCTGGCCATCATCAGATGTATAAAAACCATCAGTCAACTCGTGTAGTTTTAATATCTCTGTAAGTTTGTTGTTATAACTGATTTCATCGTTATGAATGATAGTCCTGGCGAACTCAGCTAACTGTGCATAAGCCTCTGCCTGATCTTTTTTCATACCAACAAATCTTTTTGTATATTCTTTTGGTTTAAGATCTAAACAATCTTTTTTCAATACTCTAAAAGAGTGTGCTTTTATTTTTGATTCTAGTTCATCTAAATTAATATAGTAGTTAGGTATACTGATTCGTTTGCCAGATGGTGACGGTATATCGTGCATCACACAGTATTTTGCTCTAAATACATAAAAATTATCTGTCCCTAATAGGTTTGGTTTTAAAAACTGAAACTGAGAAAACAAATCTAAAGGTGATTTAGTTACAGGTGATCCAGTCAAAATCCTACGATATTTACTCATTTTACCTAATTTAAGCAAAGATTTAGTTCGTTTTGCTGTCCTATTTTTTATTGTAGTTGATTCGTCAAGCACCACCATGGAGTATACCCCATAGTATTTAAGAATTTGTTCAAGGAAACTTACCCCAGACTTATGACTAAAAGCCTCTACATTCATGAGAATAAAATTTAATTTGCCCTCAGTGTATTTAAAACCTTTATCAATTTTATACACGAAAATTGAATTAGATACCGGGCAGTGCATATTTATTTCGTCTTTCCAATTTTGATATACAGAATTAGGTGCTATAACTACACACATTTTTATTTTATTTTGTTGGTATAAATACGCAGCATTATCAATAGATACTTTAGTTTTACCTGTACCCATCTCCATAAGATAGGCATATACTTCTTTTTCAGCTCCATTGATTAAAGCTTCTCTTTGATGTTCAAACGGTTGTGTTTTATATTCATACATATGGTAGGTATTTTACAATCCTACTATTGACATTGCAAGAAAATAAGAATATCTTTGAGTTTCTATAAATAAATATAGGAGGGTCCTATGGATCTTGAAGCATTATCTACGGTAAATGTAGATACAGCAATGACAACAGACATTGCAAAAGAGTGCAACAAGTTAATAGAGACTCAGAAAGAAGTAGCAGACATGGAAGAGCAATTAAAGAAGCTAAAGGAAACAGAGCGAACCCTTTCTGAGCAGTCTATACCTAACTTGATGCGTGAAGCTGGTATTAGTGAGATTAAACTTGAAGATGGCACTGCTATCGGAGTAAAACCTTACTATGCCGCAAGTATTTCTAAAGCTAAACAAGACGAAGCCTTTACTTGGTTGCGTGACAATGGCTTTGGGGATTTGATTAAAAATAATGTGATACTTCAATTTGGTAAAGCACAAGATACAGATGCAAATAATCTTGTAACTGAACTGAAAAGTAAAGGTCACAATGTTTCTCAAAAAATGAAAGTAGAACCAATGACATTAAAAGCCTTTGTTCGTAATGAAATAGAAGAAGGGCGAGAAGTGCCAATGGATTTATTTGGCGTTTTTGTTGGAAACAAAACCACGATTAAAAGTTAACGGAGAAAGAAAATGACAGAAAAGAAAATTGCGAAAGCAAAAAATACAGCGGTGTCAGTAGATACCATTTCTGACCTTGAAGCATTTGCTGGACAAGGCACAGAAAACATTGGAACAAGAGATGTTAAGTTACCAATCATAAAATTGCTGACAAAAATATCACCTGCCTTGGATGAAGATAATGCCAAGTATGTTGCGGGTGCAAAACCTGGAGACATGTTGAACGAAGTCACAGGCTCAATTTACAAAGGTAAAGAAGGTATGTTGGTTGTTCCTTGCCACTACATTAATACATTTAATGAGTGGGCGGATCGTGGGTCACAAGATTCAACTGGTGCACCAGTAGCTATTCATAGAGATCCGACGGTAATGAAAGATACTAATAGAGCTGATGACGGTAAAGATAGACTATCAAACGGTCACTATATTGAAGATACAGCTAATCACTTTGTATATATCTTGAATGAGGAGTACAAACCTATTGAGACAGCTTTAATTACAATGAAGTCAACTCAAAAGAAAAAATCTAGGTTATGGAACACTATGATGATGTCTAAAAAGATGGAAGGCAGTAAAGGGTTTTTTACTCCACCAACATGGGCTACTGCGTATAGACTTACTTCTATACAAGAGGAAAACTCTAAAGGTAAGTGGTATGGTTGGGCGATAAACTTTGAGCGTTTTCTTGATCAACCTACTGATAGCGATACCCTTAAAGTAACTCAAGGGTTTAGTGAGAGTAGTAAAAAAATGGACATAGCTAACAAAGTTGATTATTCAGAGGATGGCATTAAAGATGCAGTTGTTGTTGAAACAAAAAAGTCTGAAGCTGTCTCAAAAGATTCTGATTTTGAAAACGGCACAGTTCCATTCTAATGATGCACAAAGAATTATTTTCTTTATTTGAAGGAGATGATAGTTCCTACTTGAAGTCCTCACTTACGGGTGAGGACGACGAGAGGGGCAAGAAAGGTGCACAATATGTCACTGTAAAAGAATCTCTAACCGCAGAACTCTGGAAAGAACACCTTGACGGAAAGACTCGTATCGGAGTCAGACCTGAAATCGGTGACGAATGTTTTTGGGGTTGTATTGATGTAGACCCAAACAATTACAAAGATTACTCTGAGAAAAAGTATGTAGAGATAATAGCAAAATATAAATTACCTTTTGTACCCGTAAAATCAAAGTCGGGTGGTTTACATATATTTGTATTTTTCAAACAAAAGGCAAAAGTAATTAAAGTAAAGCAAAAGCTTAATGAGATAAACGAACAATATTTTTTATCTGATGAAGTTTTTCCAATGAACAAAGCCGTCAATATGCCGTATTTTAATTGTAATGCTACAATGGAGTATGGTTTTGATGACAGTAATACACCGATGATGGTTGGTCGTTTCATTGAATTTGCTAACAAAAGAAAGATTGACCCAGATGAATTTTATGAGTTTTCAGTGGCAGAATATGATGCCGAAAGTGAGTGGTCACACTATCCCCCTTGTGTGCAAAAATTAGTTCAAGAGGGTTGGTCTGGTAATAATCGTAATAATTATTTATTTAATGTCATGGTATTAGAGATGAAAAAGAACCAAGGTTTATCTCTACAACAAATAGAAGAAGTTGCTTTTGAACGAAACAGTCAAATTTTTACAAAGCCTTTGGGACAGAATGAAGTTACTAATCTGTGTAAATCCGTACATAAACAAGGGTATGAGTTTCAATGTCCACCTAAACACCCAGAGTTTCAACCTATTTGTAACAAAGAATTATGTAAAACAAGACGACTTGGTATTGGTGAAGCAACACCTGACATTATTGATAAGTTTGACAACATTACTTATATCATGGATACCAAAACAATTTTTTATGAATTTGATTATGAGGGTAAACATGTAATGATTACTCCTAGTGATATGAAAGATGAAAAATCTTTTCGGGTCAAACTTCTACAATATAAATTATTTTGGATGTCTTTACCTAAACCAAGAAAAGGTCCAGTGCCTTTTGAATTGTTGATGAAAGGCATTGTTGAGAAAGCAATAGAGAATAAAGATCATTTGTATGAGGACACTGTTGAAGAAGAACGATATAGAGTTTTAAAAGATTTCTTTGAGTCTCACATTGAACAAGATAAGTTTGACAAATTAAAAGATGGTTATGTCGTGCTGGATTCTAAAAGTAACATTTGTTATTTTAAAAAAATTACTTTATCTAACTTCTTGAAAAAAAAGGCAAATGGGGTATTTAACACTCCCGCTGATGCTCTTCGTCTGTTAGAATGTAAGCGTAAGGATTATCATGAGGGAGAGAAAAATATATGGTGGGTGAAGATGCCAGACTTTGTGAGTCATCAAGCAATAAAAAGCAAATCCAAAACAAAACACGCAGTAAGTGAGATTGACGACGATTATCATGCAAAATTCAGGACTGGAAAAACAGAAAGCTCTGCACCACAAGACCATTAAGATATTTGGTCCACCAGGTACAGGTAAAACACACACTTTGATAGAGCGTGTATTAAAAGGTTATTTGAAAAAAGGAGTGCACCCAAACAATATTGCTTTTATTTCATTTACCAATAAAGCTGTTAATACAGCACGAGACAGAGCATTAGCTGCCTTTCCACAGTTTACGACAGAAGATTTTACCCGTTTTAAAACACTACATAAGTATTGTCGCCGTTACTTCAAAGAAGAAGTATTTGACCCAAAGAACTGTATGTTGGACTATGCTATGGAAGCTAAGATTATTAAAACATCTGATACTCGTTTAGCTGATGATAACTTTACTTACAAGGATTGGTCGTTGGGTGTGTATGACAAAGCACGGAACATGATGGAAGATCCAAGACTAACTTACAAGAAAGAGTCGTACAAAAAAGATAACATGGATATTTATTTACGAAAAATATCAACTTACGAGCATTATAAAAAAGATTCGTTTATAGATTTTACGGACATGATTTTAAGAGCAGTAGATGAAATAAACTTTCCACCTTTAGATGTTTTGATTTTAGATGAAGCACAAGATTTTACACCATTACAATGGTCAGTCATTTACAAAATGGCGGACAATGTAAAACGCATTTATTTAGCGGGTGATGACGATCAAGGTATTTATCGTTGGAATGGTGCAGACCCAAAATACTTTACAACTTATTTTCCTGGTCGCAAAGTTATTCTAAGAAAGACTCGCCGTTTTGGTGAGGCAATACATCATTTTTCTAAAGTTATTCGCCGTGGTATTTTAGACAGTGTTGAAAAAGAATACGACTGTCAAGATAAACAAGGCACGGTAAAACGATATTTAAGTTTTCAAGAAGTTCCAATTACAGAACTTAAAGGTACTTGGTATATCTTAGGTCGTGTCAACACAACAGTGAATGAATTGCGTATGTGTGCTAAAGAAGCAGGTTTATATTTTTCTAACAACTCTGGCACAAAGTCTTTTGATAAAAAACAATGGATTGCAATTAAAGCCTGGACTCGTTTGTCTAATCAAAAACCATTAAACCGAGAGTCAGCGGAAACTATGTATCAATACTTGCGTGATATAAAAGACCCAGATTATAGAACTCAAAAGTTTTGGTTGAAAATGCCAAATGCTGATATTTATGATTTTGATTATTTAGTTGAGTTTTGTGGTCTTGATTTACCTGTAGAAACAAAAGAACTAGTATGGTGGAAAGTGTTACAGCGTAACTTTAAACCTGAACAAGTAAATTATTTTGTGCGTTTGTTAAAAAATTACGGACAAAAAGCTTTAGATAAAGAACCACAAATTATTATTGACACCATTCATTCGGTCAAAGGTGGAGAGGCGGATAATGTTTTATTGTACTCAAAAACCAACTGGCCTTCTGCCTTTAGTCATAAGAACCGAGAAGAACAATCTGACGAAAAACGAGTGTATTATACAGGAGCAACAAGGGCTAAAGATACATTACATTTATTATCAACCGATCATCAATATAACTACCCCATGGGTGAAGATTATTTTGTTTACTTACAGGAGAGTAAATATGAACAGTGATGGATTACAGTTAAACTTTAGTTTTAAAAAATCAATATGGTCAGCTCCTAGTGAGTACAAAGATTTAAGTGGGTATGACGAAATCGCCATTGACTTGGAGACTCGTGATGATGGTATTAATTCAGGTAAAGGTGCAGGTTGGGCTACAAAGTCTGGTGAGATTGTTGGCTTTGCCGTTGCCGTTGCGGGTTGGCAAGGTTACTTTCCGTTTGGACATTTAGGTGGTGGTAATTTAATTAAGGAACAAGTTTGGCAATACATGAAAGATGTATGTGCTTTGCCAGGAACAAAAATATTTCACAATGCTCAGTACGATGTGGGTTGGTTACAAGCGTCAGGGATCACGGTTCACGGAACAATTGTAGACACGATGGTGGCGGGTGCATTGATTGATGAAAACCGTTACAGCTATGCACTTAACAGTTTATCAAAAGATTATTTAGGTGAACTAAAAGCAGAAACTGAATTGATTGAAGCTGCACAACAGCATGGAGTAGATCCAAAAGGAGAAATGTGGAAATTACCCGCAGAGCATGTAGGGTTCTATGCAGAACAAGATGCAAGACTTACTTATATGTTGTGGCAAAGATTTAAGGTTGAGATACAAAATCAAAGTTTAAACACCATCTGGAATTTAGAAAGTAAACTATTGCCCCATTTAATTAATATGCGTATGCAAGGTATTAGAGTAGATGTTGATAGAGCAAACGAATTAAAAAAAGATTTTTCAAAACGAGAGAAAACAGTTTTACACGGTATAAAGATATTGACTGGAACTGATGTAGATATATGGGCAGCAAGACAGATTGGTCATGCGTTTGACAAACTTGGTATTGATTACCCTAAAACAGCAAAATCAAAAGAACCTAGTTTTACGGCACAATGGTTGAACAACTCGCCACATAAACTTAGTAAATTGATAGTCCAGGCAAGAGAACTTAATAAGTTTCAAAACACTTTTATTAATTCTATTTTGAAGTTTGAACATAAAGGTCGTATTCACGGTGAGATAAGACAACTTAAAAACGAACAAGGTGGCACAACCACTGGCAGATTAGCGATGTCTAATCCTAACTTGCAACAACTACCTGCCAGGAGTAAAGAGTTTGGGCCATTGATTAGAGGCTTGTTCTTACCTGAAAAAGATTGTCAGTGGGGTAGCTTTGATTACTCTCAACAAGAACCAAGACTTGTGGTGCATTATGCTGCTAGTGTAGGTGATGGTTTTGCGGGTTCAAAAGAGTTAGTTGAAGCTTATAAAAAAGGTGATGCTGACTTTCATCAAACGGTCGCTGATTTAGTTGGTATTGATCGTAAACAAGCAAAGACGATTGGTTTAGGTTTAATGTATGGCATGGGTAAAAATAAATTGGGTACACAATTAGGTGTGTCAAATGATGAAGCCCATGACTTAATAAATTTATACAATAGAAAAGTTCCTTTTGTAAAAGAGCTGTCTGCTATGTGTATGAAAAAGGCAGACAATGAAGGTGTTATTAGGACTAAATTAGGTCGTAAATGTAGGTTTGATATGTGGGAGCCTCGTGATTTTGGTATACATACAGCAGAGCGTTTTGAAAACGCATCGGCTAAGTACGGTCAAGCAAACATCAAAAGAGCATTTACTTATAAAGCACTTAACCGTTTAATACAAGGTAGTGCTGCTGATCAAACCAAACAAGCTATTCTTGATTGTATTGAACTAGGACATCAACCTTTATTACAAGTGCATGATGAACTATGTTTTAATGTTGAAAATGAAAAACAAGCTAAAGAAATTAAAGAAACAATGGAGAATTGTGTTGAACTTAAAGTACCAAGTGTTGTGGATGTAGCACTAGGTAATAACTTTGGAGAAGCGGTGTGAAGACATTGCGAGTCTTGTCTCTTGGGGCAGGAGTGCAAAGCACGACGATTGCCTTGATGATTGAAAAAGGTGAACTGCCCATGGTTGACGGAGCTGTGTTCTCGGATACCGGGGGAGAACCTAAAGATGTATATGATCACCTGGCTTGGCTAGAAAAACAACTATCCTATCCTGTCTACAAAGTGCAGTGGAGAAATTTAAAGGAAGATATTTTAGATGCTGCTGATGGGAAACTTAAAAAATTTACAGTGCCTTTTTATACCTTGGATAAAAAAACCAACAAGCGTGGTTCTTTATTGCGACAATGCACTAGGGATTATAAGGTAAGACCTGTAACCAATAGGGTTAGAGAGATGATGGGTTATCAAAGATATCAGCATGTTGATAAGACTAAATGGAAAGTTGAAATGTTAATCGGTATTTCTAATGATGAAATGCAAAGGGTAAAAAAAAATATATTGAAGTACGCTGAAAATGTGTATCCATTAATTGAAAAAGACATGTCCAGGAATGATTGTCTTGCATGGATGAAGAAAAATAATTATCCAGAGCCACCAAGAAGTGCTTGTACTTTTTGTCCATATCATTCAAACAAAGAATGGCACAATTTAAAAAAAAATCAAAAAGAGTGGGATGAAGTAATTAAAATGGATCGTTTAATAAGAAATACAGACGAAAACAAAAAGAGTCAAATAATTAATAATGAAATGTTTTTACATTATAGTTGTAAACCTTTAGATGAAATTAATTTTGATGAAAAATTAAGTGAACAGTTTGCTTTAGATTTTGCAGATGAATGTGAGGGAATGTGTGGCAATTAATCATTTAGACTTTTGTTCAGGTATTGGTGGTTGGGCTTTGGCTTTTCGTGAGCTAGGCATCAACACGGTTGCCTTTTGTGAGATAGAAAAATACCCACAAAAAGTCTTGCAGAAAAATTTCCCCGGTGTTCCAATATTTAATGACTTAAAGGAGTTGACTTATGAAGATATCAAAGAAAGAACAGGAGTTGATGGTATTGACATCCTCACTTGTTCCTACCCCTGCCAACCTTTTAGTGTCGCAGGGAAGCAAAAAGGCGAAGAAGATCCAAGACACCTCTGGCCAGACACTTTTAGACTTGTCCAAGAGTGCAGGCCCACTTGGTTTGTTGGAGAAAACGTTAGTGGACACATTAAACTCGGTCTCGACACCGTACTCGAGGACTTGGCGAGTGAAGGTTACGACACAAGGACATTTGTTATTCCAGCTTCATCCGTTGGTGCGTGGCACAAAAGGGAAAGACTCTGGATTATTGGCTACTCCGAACACAATGGATCACTTACCACCAAGAAGTCCAGAAAGCACCAAGAAACTGCAAGAGGGGCACCGCAAGGGCAGAACCAAACCGAGCAATCTGAGGGAGCAAGTAGACCCAGAAACCATGAGAATGTACCCAACACCAGTGGTAAGCGATCACCTACACAACGAGAGCGAGAGCATAGAGAACTGGAAAAAGAGAGCCAAGGAAAAGAAAAAACAAGGGGTGAATCTACAGTTCGCACTCCGTCATCATGTACAGATGTATCCGACACCAACAACTCAGGAAATAGAACATCCAGACATGAAGCTGACCGAGAACAACCGCAGACTGACCAAGGATGGCAAGAACAGTCACAGCTTGAATTTGGCGGACACAGTGAGAATGTATCCGACACCGAGAGCCTGCGATTTGGAAGGGGGAGTGGTGAAGAATGTAGAACTCCACAATGGCAGTTTCTCCAGGAAGAACAAGAAGGGCGTGAGGTATGGCGTGAAGCTGAAAGATGCGGTACATCACTTGATGAATCTACCGACGCCTCAAGCGTCGGATTGGAAGAACATGGACACAGCGAATCAAAAGATGTTGTCCAACACCGTGAAGAAACTATTTCCGACACCGAGTGCGAGAGATCACAAAGGTGGTTACCAAGGTGGCAGAATCAGGAACGGGAAAGTGAGTTGGGACACGCTGGATGTGGCAGTACAGCACACCTACAACAAGGAGAAAACTGGTGGAAAACTCAATCCGAACTTTGTGGAGTTCCTAATGGGATTTCCGTTGAACTGGACAAAAATAGAGTCGGAAGAATCAAAGGATTAGGTAACGCTATAGTACCGCAAATCGCCTGGTTTATTGGTAATGCTATAATAACCGCAGAAAAAAAGTCTTGAATGTCAGTCAATTTGATGTAATATTAAATTGTTTACTTACAACGGGAGACTTATGAACAAGGATCTATATAAATTATTAAGTGAAACGATGGAAAAGAATAATAAAGAAGTTTTTTCTTTGTTAGAGATTATCCACTTTTACGAAACGGTTTTATTTGAGCTTAAATTAATGACAGATAAACAGTTGTTATTGAATGAATCTCAATCAAAAAAAGCTGAATTTGTTAAACAACTAATAGATTTAGCAGAAAATAGGACAGAAAAGTTAATGAATGTGAATCTTTATGATTTATACAAACAACAAGCTTTACTGCCGAAAAAAGCTATCACACGACCTCAACAACGCACAAAAATGCAACGCACTCATTTGGATATTTATACGGTGTATGATTCATTTGTGTGTGGCGATGAAGTTAGTCCAAAAGATAGAAAACTTAACTGACAATGGAGAACAAAATGAAAGAATATGATTACACAGAAGAAAGACGATTACTGGGTAGATTTGGGGTTGATTCGGGTTCAGTCATGATAGGCGACCCTTGTTATATTGACACTTACTGGAATATAGAAGATAAAAATCCTCAAGCAGTCAAAAAACATCCGTTTTTAAAGGACTTCTGTATGGGTGGGGTTGCTGAAATACTTAGAAGTAAAAATAAAGGTGGGGAATTGAGCAGTGCTGTTGTATCAACTACGGGTTACGGTGATGGTGAGTACAAGGTGTTTGCTACCTATAAAGACGGTGCAGTAAAAAAACTAGAAATAGAATTTTTTTAGGGGGTTACTATGTTAGATAAACGAAAACTTAAAGATCTTAAAAATTTTTGTGAATATGCAGAGAATTTACAGATTTTAGTTGCATGGCTTATTCAATATTACGACATACATGCCAAACTTAATGTTACGCAACACGATTGGGTAACTTTGGAAACTGCAAAAGAAACTGGAGTAGATATAAAAATGCTTTTGCAAAAACACAAATTATTGATTGAACAATATAATGAAGAACTTTATAGTAGTATTAATGGGAGTAAATAATGTCTTGCTTAAATAAAGAAAAATTACTAGAAGAATTGTATGATAAGTTTATTAATTTAGGTTTATCGGATATTGATGCTCAAGTTGCCGCAGAAATAGAATTAGAGAGCTATCCAGATTTACAAGTGGTAAACGAGTATTACGAAGATATACCTTTTGAAGATTAATATCATTGTCAAGCCCCCCGCTTGACCCCCCTTGGATGACACACCTACCATTATGTGTCATCCTTTTTTTATGGAAACTAAAAAAACAATAAAAAACATAGATTGGAGCGAAGTATTTGACAAAGAATTTTTCGCTCAAGGTTTGGTTGACCCTGAAACTTTGTCTGGGTTTGAGCGTTGTCATTTTTTGAACACTTTGTATGAGGATTATCTCTTTTACGAAAAGCAAGGTTACGATGATGAATTTTTACGCTTGTATGAAACTGCTCTATCGTATATGGTTCAGTTATATGGACACTAATACGATGTGCTTATGGATGAAAATAAAAAAAGCGTTGAATCTTATCAACTACACGCTGACTTTATAAATGATAATAGTTATCTCCCGGAAACACGCCTTTGGCGACGAGTCATTGCTCACGCTTTAGAAGATACTTTAATAGAAAGCCACGAACGAAAACCATCCATTGCCAAAGCCATTGCTCACAATTGGATTTTAGAACAAGGTCAAGATTTTCAACACGCTTGTTATTGGGCAGATTTAGACCCAGATAATGTTCGTGATATTTACCTGCGGTTGATACGCCAGGGCTTAGTTAGGTTTAGTAACAGACAGCTTAAATGGCTTGAATACCAGCGTTTATGGAAAAGATTGAACATGAGCCACGGATCAAGGCAAAAAAGGCAAATAAGGGCAAAAATAAGAGACCTACGCTGTTTAATTATGCAATCATCTACCACATACCACACCACATTGTTCATAAACCCTTTAAAAATATAACTAAAACTTGATTTACTGACACATTATCTATAAGATTAAGGCGTTCATTGTTTTTTTTCATTTAAACATTGAACTCCTTGTTGTTTAAAGTTGGTTGAGGGGTACCTGGCTCATTTTGTTATCTTCCGGGTTATTAATATCCAGGTACCCTAAAATCACACTCCATTTAGCATGGATGACAAGCTAACCACATAAATTGTTTTGGAGAAATTATGAACTTTTACTGGTTGGCAAAAATTCGTGCTGCAAGAGGTACTCGTCGTTTATATTATAAAGGTTTGACATTGAATAAATAACTTGTTTTAAGTATTTGTTTTTGTTATAAACCTTGAATATGAGTCGTTATCATTATAAAACGCCCGACTATAATAAAAAATCTGCAAAGGGTCGTACACGCTCTGCTGATAAAGTCGTTGACCTCACGGATCATTTTTTAGTTGAGTGGCATGTCATGATGGCGGGGCGTCGTTCGTTTTATGTTCGTGATGCTAAAGTTAATTGCCTGTTGGTCAATTATTCTAAAAAAGGTAGTCATTCTTACGCTTACGACTATCGTTCGGGTTCGGTGCATAAGTCAAAAGTTTTTGGTTACTTCCCAAGTATGACGGTAAGTGAAGCAAGAGACAAAGCTCGTGAAATACAAAAGCGTTGTATTGAAGAGGGTTTGGACTATGACGAGTTGTTTGAAGTACATCGCTTTCCTGCCATGATTTATTTTCTACAAAGTGATGACAAGATCAAGATTGGTAAATCCAATGACATTTGGAATCGTATGCGAGACCTGGTTGGCTCACAAGAGGGTGTTTTTCTGTTAGGTATGCGAGAACAAAATGATGTGGTAACAGAGAGTAAGTTACATCATGTTTACCGGGCTTTCCGTCAACGAGGTAATGAATATTTTGAAAGAAATTACCTGTTGTTAGAATTTATTCAGCGTTGGTGTGTGTCTAGAGCCAATGATTCTGATATTAAAAAACTCCTTAAAAGGCACGAGACCGAGCTTTATGTAGATAAATAACTACAAAAC